TCGATCTCACGCGCCAGTCGCTCACGGATATGGGCGTGGAAGCGGTCGCTGCGCAACTCATGGAGGCGTTCGGCCCGGAGAATATCGCCGCGCTGGAAGAGTACGGAATCAGTATGTCGGAACTCGTGGACGGTGTTGTCACGGGTGGCGAAGCGTTCGATGATATCCGTGCGCGCATGGTGGAGTTCCGCAATTCTGACTGGTGGTACACGCACCGCATGGGCGCGAGTGATCTGATCGCGCAGTTGGATATTACGCGCGGCGCAGTAGAGCAAACGATTCAGGCAGGAAACGAGGCGGCAGATGCTAGGGAACTAGCCGCTAGTCGGGCTGCTGCTGCGGAAGCGAATATGACTTCCGCAACTGTCGCTGCCGCTATCGCTGCGGGTAACGCGATGACGCCGACGCAGGGATTCGCCGGGTCGCTTAATGAAGTAACGGACGCGGCAGGCAATGTCGTTACCGAACTTGACGCAATGAAGCAGGAATACCAGTCATGGCTTGTCGTCACGGGACAGATTAGTGCGGTCGATTCTGCCGCTGCCGCTATCGACAATCTAGGTAAAGCGTCCGTCGATTTCGGTACTGACCTTATGGGGCAGACACCTAAGGCTAGGGATTTCCGCGCAGAGGTTGTTAACGCGTTTGAGCAATCAGCGCAGGCGGCGGCGGCGTTGTCGGACGATATTCCTACGCAGCGCGCAATCTTCACCGGGGAACTTATCAAGATCGTGAACGCGCTCAAGGCGAGCGGTGTTAAGCCTGCCGATATCGAAGCGTTCCTAGGTGCGATGGATGATCTGCCTGCGAGCGTGTCCGACATTATGCGTAGCGCTGCGCGTGCTATCGGGGACACGGACTTTAAAACGCAGGTAGAGAAGGCGTTTGATAAGTCTGTCAAGGCGGGTGCGCCGATGACGGCTGACGCGATGGAGCGGCTTGCTACTGGCGCGAGCAATGCGGCTAAGGATCAGTTGGGTTTGACCCTTGAGCCGGAACTAGCGTCCATCATTAAGAGCGGTACTACTGCGTTGCGCCCGACAGCGTTTAACAATGGGCAGTTGACTGGTAAGTCAATCGGTTCCGGTTTGGCTAACGGAATTAGTGCATCTAGTCCGATTGTTCAGGCAGCGATTCGCCGCGTGATTGAGCAGGCGAAGGCGGCTGCCGATGCTGCTGCTGAGTCACAGTCGCCGTCGCGTTTGTTCGCGCGATTGGGCGGTGACATTGTTCAGGGACTTGCTAACGGCATCACCTATAACATTCCGCGCGCTAAGGGTGCCGCGTCGAAACTTGCGAACTCACTTGCGCAGGCGTTCAGTCAGGCGCTCGCCGCTAACGCTGGTTCGGTATCTGGCGCTATCTCTGCCGTGTTCGGTTCCATTCCTACACAGTCCCCGCTTGAGAGATTGCTAGGCGCTAAGGGTGCGGAAAAGTTCATTAAGGACAATAAAAAAGCACTTATGGCGCTTGCCGAATTGGGCGAGGCTATCGACCGCATTAACGAAAAGGTCGTGTATGCAGGTCAGGCGTTCGCGTCTTTGGGTGATCTTGTCGCTCGCCCGTTTGGTCGCGAGTCGCAGATTACCGAAATGTTCGGTAGTGAAGCCGACATAGATAGTGTGATTGACGGGTTCCTGTCGATACGCGATCAGGTGCGTCAGGCTTACTCTGTTTTGACTGATGCGTCGATTGTTGGGGCGAAGGCTGCCGCGCGTAACCGTAAGGAAATGCAAGCGACTATCGGTGAGTTGCGTGCTTTGACGGCGCAGGCTGTCGCGCTGCGGAAACAGTATGACGGCGTTATGCAAGAGTTGGAAACTCTTGAGAGCGATTATCAGGCTGAGGTCGATAGAACTAACGCGTTCTATGAGGCTGCGGAAAAAGCGGCAGAGGAAAACATTAAGTCGATTGAGGATCGTTGGGCTAAGGCGATCCCCGGTCTACAGGATGCGCTTAAGGCGACAACGGAGGCGTTCGATAAAGAGAACGCTGTGCTACAGCGCCTCATCCAAGAGCGGGATCAGTTCGTTGGGCAGATCAGGTCCGGGTTCCGGTCGTTCGTTAATAGCCTGTCGTTTGAGTCACGGGCTGCAACAAAGCAGATCGTTAAGGAAACGAAGCGCCTTGCTAACGGCATAACGGTGACGCTTGAGCGTGAACTGGAAGTGGGCGGCGGTCCTGCTGCTATCCGGCAGACGTTGGAAGAGCGTCTTGCGGCGGTTCGTGATTTCTCGCGCAACATTCGCACGCTCATGCAGCGGGGGCTTGACCCTGCGCTGGTTCGCGATTTTGTTTCGGCGGGTGTGTCGGGTGCGGGTGACGCGGCGGCTGCGCTTGCTGCTGGTTCGCAGGACGATATCGCGGCTATTAACGCGGTTCAGTCTCAGTTGCTCGCGGAGTCTGAGGATTTCGGTAGGTATGCGTCGGCTCAATGGCATGACATTGGGATAGCGCAGCAGCAGGCGATTGTTGGACCGCTTGAGATTGCGCGGGACGCGGCGCAAAAGGCGTTGGATGATGCTAATAATTTGCGTGATGAGGAACTTGCCGCTGCGCGTGAGCATTTGGATCAGTTGAGGCGCGATCGGAAAACTGCGCTAGACCGCATGGAGTCTGAGTACAACGCGAAAAAGCATGAGTTGCAAACTAAGGCAGACGAATTGCAGACGCAGATGGATGCTGTCGCTGCGCAGGTCGAAGCCAAGATTGCCGCGATGCTGAACACGACAGCCGTCAAGAGCGCGGAAGCAGGCATGAAGGCTGGCGCGGAACTGCTGTCTGCGTTTGAGCGTAAGTACCCTGAGGTTTACAACAAACTGAATCGCCTCATGGATCAGTTGGCTAGGTCGCTCACCCGTACCGCTACGGTCACGGTTAAGACGGTGTATGACGCTACTGTGCCTGTTCGAAACGCAGGTATGGGTGCGGGTCGTGCGCGCGCAGCGTTCACCCCTGACCCAACCGGGGTTAACGTGGGTACGGTGACGTTGCCGTACGCGTCTAGTGCCGCACCTGTTAGCACGAATAACGTGTATCAGATTACGGTGAACGCGGGTGTGGGTGATCCGCGCGAGATCGGGCGCGTGACGGTCGAAGCGATTAAGGCTTACGAACGTTCTAATGGTCGCGTGTTTGCGAGCGCCTAATGTCTTTGACTGTCCGTATCGGTTTCGATCTTTCCGCTATCGGTGACCCGACGCTGTTCACGTTGGATGATCCGGTGCAGGGCGAGTTGGATTCGGTGTATGTGTTGGGCGGGACTCTGTTCCAAGATGTAACAACATATGTGCGTGGGGTGAGTGTGCGGCGCGGTAGGTCGCGCAGGTTGGACAAGTTCCAGACAGGAACCGCCACGGTCACGTTAGACAACACAGGCAGAGTGTTCGACCCGGAGTATTCCGGTTCACCCTTTGCGGGGCAGATTCAGCCACGACGCCCGATACAGATAACTGACGGGGTTAACTTCCTGTTTGTCGGGCTGATCGAAGATTGGAACCTTGACTATTCGCTGAACCGTGACAGCATCGCTACCGCTCTGTGCGTGGACGGGTTCACGTTGCTGGCGTCGTCGGAACTGGCGGGGTTTACGGCGTCGGCTACGTTGCCGGGTCCGCGTATCTCTGAGGTTCTGGACCGCCCGGAAGTGTCGTGGCCTGCTGGTTCCCGCGATATCGCGGCGGGTACGCAGCAGTTGCAGACCGATACGGTGAGCGAGGGCACCGGGGTTCTGAACTATTTGCAGATCGTGGAAGAGACTGACGCGGGTGCGTTGTTCGTTGGGTCGGATGGGGTGTTGACTTTTAAGGGCAGTAACACTCCTGCTGCTGCGATCACGGGTATCACGTTCACTAATGGTGTGGAGGGTGTCGATATCCCGTACGACAGCCTAACGGTTTCCTACGATGATCCTGCCGCGCCTTATGCGTTTGATGCTATCGACGGAACATTCGTGCCGTTTAACGATATCGGCGTCGAATACGGTACGGAGACCCTGCATAACCGGGTCGTGGTGGGGCGCGCAAATAGCGCGACGACAGCGACGGCAGACGACACGACAAGTCAGGCAGCGTTCGGTGTTTCCACCCTGTCGCGTACGGGGTTGTTGTTCGCGAACGATGATCAGTTATCACCTATGGCTGAATACCTAGTGAACCGTTACGGCACTCCGCAGGTTCGCATCCGTAGCGTCGGCGTAGATGTAGGTAACAGCGTCTATAAGTCTGACTTGTTGGGGTTGGATTTCGGTGATGTTGTGCGCGTCAGGTTCACGCCTAACGGTATCGGTGACCCTATCGACCAGTACCTAACGATTGAGGGTTTGTCGCATGAGATTAGTCCGACGCGGCATCAAATGACGTTCCAGTTTGAGCGCATCACCTACTTCCCGTTCGAACTGGACTCAAGCGATTACGGTATTCTAAGCACTAACGTCCTGGGATTGTGAGGCTTCATGGCTGGCGCGGGTAAAAAGACTTTTGTTGCGGGTGATGTTCTCACCGCATCGGACGTTAATTCGTATTTGATGGATCAGGCGGTGATGCGTTTTTCGTCGTCTGCTGCGCGTGCTACTGCTTTGCCTTCTCCGTCTGAGGGCATGATGAGTTACCTTGACGATACGAACGAGGTAGAGGTTTACGATGGGTCGTCGTGGGGTTTGATTAGTGCGAGTTTGCCCGGTGGTTTGCCTTACGCAATGTCAGCGACCACCGCGTCACTCGGTTCACTTAATCAAGCGCCTAGCGATTCGATCAGCAGCGCGGGAACTATTAACTGGCCTGTGGGTAGATTCAGCGTTAAGCCGATTGTTGTTGTCACTAATGAGGACGTTAGCGTTGCGGGTAGTTACAAAATTATCTACACGCCGGGAAGCATTACGGCTTCTGCTGCAACTATCTATTACGCGAACGCTAACATTACGGCAAGCGTGACCGCTTTACGCTATAACGTTGTCGCGGTTCAGATGACCTCAGGGAGTGCGGCAGGATGAGTGCCCCATATATTAGCCATACTTCATGTTGTGACCTAGAGGGTTGCGTTAACTACGGCATCGTGTTCGATGTGTGGAGCGCACCGGATGGGACTTATGCGGCGTTCTGTGGTGGCTGCGACCGGAACATCACTCACACTTGCGTTCCTAAGGAATCGTAATGGCTGGCACAAGTAGTTACCCCGGTGCGCTAGATGACTTTGCAGAGTCGTCGCCCACGAACCTAGGCGACGCTGATACCACGGGGCGCACCCATAGCGAGCGTCACGACGACCTAGAGGCCGCGATGGAGGCGGTGCAGGGGGAACTAGGTACTGATCCTGCTGGCCCGTCAGCGTCCACGGTAGCGGCTAGGTTCACCGCTATCGAAACGGATTACCTTACGGCGTCTGCCGCGTCTGCTGCGTATCTCACACAGTCAGATGCTTCCGCAACGTACTTGACTCAGACGGATGCGACTAGCACCTATCTCACTCAGGCTAACGCTTCCGCGACGTATCTCACTCAGACAGACGCTTCCGCTACCTATCTGTCTCAGGCTGACGCGGTTGCTGATTACTTGACGGCATCGGCGGCGTCAGCAACCTACTTAACTCAGGCTGACGCGTCAGCAACCTACCTAGATTCCGTTACCGCTAGCAGCACTTATCTCACACAGACGGATGCTTCCGCTACCTATTTGACGCAGACGGATGCGGCTACGGATTATGTTGCGGCGTCTGTGGTCACTACTGCGGGTGATCTGATCGTGGGCGCTGGTAGCGCGAGCGTTACCCGGTTGGGTGTTGGGTCTGAGGGTTATGTGCTTACGTCGTCGTCTGTCGGGTCGCAGGGGCTTGTGTGGGCTGAGGCGTCGGGTGGGGCGACTGTGGAAATGTCGCCTACGGAACCTGTTAGCCCTAGTGACGGTACGCTGTGGGTGGATACGGATTCTGACGTTCCGACGTTTACGGCCAGCGCGTATGTTCTCAATTCCCTCGTTGACGCCAAGGGCGACATCATCGCCGCCTCTGCCGATAACACCCCCGCGAGGCTCGCCGTGGGTACTGACGGCCAGATTCTTTACGCCGACTCCGGCGAGACAACCGGCCTCCGCTGGGGGGCTGCCCCGTCCGGTGGCGGTGGCCTTGATCCATTCCTACTGATGGGAGCCTGACATGGCAACTGCATACAAGGTGCTCGGGCAGTCGGCACCATCAGCAACAACCGGAACCGCCCTCTACACGGTGCCCTCCGCTACCGAGGCCGTGATCTCCACGATCACCGTATGCAACCGTGGATCGTCGTCGGGCACGTTTCGACTCTACATTCGACCCAATGACGAGACACTAGCGAACAAGCATTACCTCGTGTATGACGCAAGCGTCGGGGCGAACGAGACTGTCGCGTTGACGCTGGGCGTGACTGTGGATGCAACCGATGTTGTGTACTGCTACGCCTCCACGGGTGATTTTTCGTTTAATGCGTTCGGATCGGAGATCGCGTAATGGCTGTGACGAGTATTCCCCCGGCTGGCGGTAAGGTTCTCAAGACGCAGGAGTTCACTTCTGGCGGGTCGTGGGTCGCGCCTTCGGGTGTGTTTGCGGTTGAGGTGTTTGCGGTCGGCGGCGGTGGCGGTGGCGGGTCTAACACCGGACTAGGGTGCGGTGGTGGTGGTGGTGGCGGCGCAGTCATTACCCGCACCGTCAGCATAACTCCCGGTACGTCATACACGGTCACTATCGGTTCGGGTGGGGCAGCCGCGACCGCTGGCGGTAGTACCTCCTTCGGCGCTTTGGTAACTGCTACTGGTGGTGGGAACGGAGGCAGCGAAACGGCGGGTGGCAATGGTGCGTCGGGAGGCGGGTCGGGAGCCACCGCTAGTAGCAACGGCGGCGGCGGTGGGGGAGGCGCGGGTGGTAATGGACAAAGCATTAGAGCAACAAGCACTACTTCCTTTCCAACACCAGCGGCGGCCTACATCGGGGGTGCTGGTAGTTCGGGCGGTGCAGGTGGAGATTCATCATCAACGAACGAAAGCCACATTGCCGGTGATGGCGGCATAGGAGTGAACGGGTTTGGTGGTGGCGGTGGCGGTGGCTCGGCAAACGGTCCCGCTGCCGGAAAAGGTGCCTCTGGTGGAGGCAGCGGAGGCCGACAAGCCAACGGGTCGAATGGCACCGCTAATACTGGCGGTGGCGGAGGCGGTTCTGGCGATAGTTCGACTAACCAAACCGGAGGCTCCGGCGGTTCCGGCTACATGACCGTGACATGGTGGGAGTGACAATGAGTGAGCGTATCTTCGTGTGCATTACTGACGGCGTAGTCGTGAACAGCGTTGTCGGTAATGACGCCTTTGCCGACCTAATCCGACCGGACTTTGATGAGGTTACTGAGGTTACGGACGCGCACCCGCGCCCGGGTGTGGGTTGGCTTGTGACGCCTAATGGTTTGCGCCCGGTCAAGCCGTACCCGTCGTGGGTGTGGTCTGAGGACCGCTACGTCGCCCCCGTTCCTAAGCCTACTGAGTCTGGATCGTGGACATGGGATGAGGGCTCTCTGTCATGGGTCGAGGTCGAGTTGCCAATCTAGGGTTTAATTCCGTTACGTTCAGTATCGCCGCGCATCTACTAAACTAGAAACGACCGATCACCACGGAGGAATAACATTATGGCGGTTCGTTCTATTAAGGTGTGGAACGCCTCCGCGTCTGCGTGGGAGGGTGTCGGGGTAGAGGCACCGGATTTTGGGGAGTTTGTTTCGGCGTCTTTGGTTACTGCTAAGGGTGATTTGCTGGCGGGTACGGGTTCGGGGTCTGTCGATAACCTACCCGTAGGCGCAGAGGGTTACAGGCTACAATCCGCTTCCGCTGAAACAACAGGACTCAAGTGGGTTGCTGATCCTGTGACTATCGGTGTCGCGTGTTCGGATGAGACCACGGCGCTTGTCGCGGCATCCCCTGTCGTCACGTTCCGTATGCCTCACGCCATGACCCTGACTGATGTTCGCGCGTCCCTGTCAGCGTCAGGCTCTAGCATTACGACGGTGGATATTAACCAGTCGGCGTCATCTGTGCTGGCAACTCAGTTAACTGTGGATGCTAACGAGTTCACTTCCACTACCGCGAGTGTCGCGGCGTCTATTTCTACGTCGGCTCTTGCCGATGATGCGGAGATTACGATTGACATTGACGGGGCGGGTACGGGGGCAGCGGGTCTTAAGGTGTGGCTTATTGGGACGCGTCCGTGAGTTTCCTCATCAACCCGTTTGCGTTTGGTGGCCCTCCCGAAACCCCAACTCTTTCGGCTGCAACCAAAGAGTTCACAAGTTTGCAGTACACCATAACCAACTACGACGCGGCGCTTTCATATAGCGTTTCTTCTACCGGGGGAACCGCTAGCCGTTCTGGTAGTACCGTAACCGTCACGAGTTTATCAAATAACACAAGTTACACAACGACCGTTACTGCCACGAATCCATCTGGGAGTGCATCAGGGACAGCCACCGACACTACTTACAGGTATCCCGAAGGCGGCGCCGTAACAACCTCAGGTGGCTACCGAATTCACACATTCACTTCCACTGGAACATTCACTAACTACGACATTACTCGCACATTTGAGCATCTCTGTATTGCGGGTGGCGGTGGTGGAGGCGACTCAACAAGCGCAGGCGGCGGTGGCGCTGGGGGAATGAGGGAAGGCACAGTCAGTCTTTCTGCGACGAGCCACACGGTAACAATCGGGGCTGGCGGCGCACAAAACACCAATGGCAGCGGTTCGTCTATTGGTGCCGGGGTTTCCTGTACGGGCGGTGGCAAGGGGGGCACTAGTGGCCCAACGAATCCGTCATCTGGCGGTTCTGGCGGCGGCGGCTGGGGCGGCTCAGGCGCAACTGGTAACGTGAATGGCGGTGCCGGAGGAACAAGCGGCGAGGGCAGTTCTGGCGGTGCGGGATGGAGCGACTTTGTTTCCGCGCAACGCTCTGGCGGCGGCGGTGGCGGTAAAGGCGGCGGCGGCGAGAATGGCGCATTAGGAAGCGGTGGGCGTGGTGGTGTCGGTGCCTACAGCAGCCGTTCTGGATCATCAGTTGGTTACGCGGGGGGTGGCGCTGGGGGAAGATGCGTGACCGCAGGCGGCGGAGCCGATTTTGGTGGAGGCGGTGATGTCCAAAACGGCACCGCGAATACTGGTGGCGGCGGTGGAAGAAGTCGGGCAGGAGGATCTGGAATTGTGATTGTGAGGTATCTTGCATAATGGCGCACTTTGCTCAAGTAAATACAGACGGCACAGTCTTGCGGGTCATTACTATTAGCAATGATGCCGCTCCCGATCCTGCACCGGAACACTCAGAGCCGCTGGGTCAGGCGTTCATCGCGTCGCTTGGACTGGAAGGCGCTTATGTACAGACCAGTTACAACGCGACATTCCGCAAGGCATATGCGGGACCGGGATTCCGATACGACGCCGACGCTGATGTCTTCATCGCCCCGCAGCCATACCCGTCGTGGACCCTTGACGCTAACTACGACTGGCAGCCGCCCACGCCGTACCCGACAGATGGCAAGGATTACCGCTGGGACGAGGACACCCTCGCATGGGTGTTCCTCGCAGGAGAGTAAAGCCCGTAGTATGCCTTCATGCGTATCGCCGTAATCACTTCCCTATTCGGGGCGTACGATCCTCTCTCTCCACCGCCTGACGGTTTCGATGACGCCGTGTGCGTTACCGATTCGACAGACGGTATCCCTGACGGATGGCGAACCGTAGTCATACCGGGTACGGATGATCCTAGGCTGGACGGGAAACATGCAAAGATGCGGCCCTGGAACTTTACATATGAGTGCGATGCTGCAATATTCCTTGACGCATCCATCGAAGTAACGTCCCCGAATCTGCGCGCATGGGTGGAGCCGCAACTAGCCGCGCACGATCTTGTTGTTTGGTCGCACCCGGAAGGCCGCACCTGTTATCGGGATGAGGCGGCGGTCTGTTGGGACTGGCCTAAATACTCGCGGTATGACTTGCGCGGTCAGGTCGCAGCGTATGAAGCAGAGGGGATGCCTAACGGTTGGGGGTTGTTTGCGTGCGGGATGATCGGGTGGCGGTTCACGGATGAGGCGCGTTCGTTCGGGGATGCGTGGCTAGGCGAGCAATCAAAGTGGTCGTGCCAGGATCAAGTGAGCCTTCCCTATCTACTGTGGCGCGAGGGGAAGCCGTTCGGTATCTGGCCTGCGAACCAGTACCAGAACCCGCACATTCGCATACGTTGGGATCGGCGTCCGGTAGGTAATGGACCGTCAGCCCCACAGTAAATGATCGGGGTGCTTATGCCCCCAATGATGCGCGCACAAACTATCGGGATGCGGCTCACCCCACGGCGTATCAGTCCACGGATTGCAGAACCTAGCGGGTAGCACGGGAGTATCCGGGTAATGTTCCTGCTTGATTCGCGTCAGCAACTTTGGCCCGGTCTGCCAATCTATGCTGCGTGTCTCCGTCGCGATGTTGCCGGGGATCGCGTCAATCACCGCACGGATAAGCGGCTGCTGCGGGGCACTCATCATCCACGCGTTAGAGATCAGCCAATCGTCAATCTCATTCGCAAGCAGAACATTCATCTGCGTGAACTCGTCAGGGATCGGACGCAACGGTTCCATATCCGTGTTCACATACAACCCGCCGTAACGGTAAAGCAGTTCGTAACCTAGCAAGTCTGCTTGCGCTACCTGAATGATGCTGGTTGTCTTAGCGGCACCCGCGATAGGCGTCCACTCAGTTCCGCAGTTCACGAACAACGATTCGTTAATGAGTGGTGGGCGGTTGTCATAACCCCATTCGATAACTTTCCAGTCAGGGTTTAGTTCCTTCCACCGCTGCCCGTACTGAACATACTCGTTGGGCATTTCGCGTGGACCGAACCACGCACGATGTATCAGTTTGGGGATCGCCACGTTACGCCCTCATTCTCACGGAACCAGTTAACGGTACGTTCGATGCCTTCCGCGAGCGGCATAAACGCATCCGGCGTCACACCGATCAGATGCAGAGTTTCTACGTTCGCAGATACGACGGTTCCCAATTGCTTGACGGCGCGGTTCACGGCGATGCTGTCTAGCGCAGGCATCGCTTCCATGACGGCATCATGCACGACCTTGACCCGCTGCGGGTTAGAGAGGGGACCGCCTTCCGGTTCCCCGGCACGCATCGGCACGGATTCGATAACGGCTGTGGGGATGAACCGCTGTACGGCGTGCGCCACATCCAACACGCGTAACGGCTCCCGGTTGCCTACGTCAATCGGGTGCGCTGGCACTACATCGTCGCTAGCAGCCTCTAGAGCCGACACGAACACGGCTGCTACGTCGCCTACCCATACGGTATCGCTGAACTGTGTACCACCTCCGTAGAGCCGCATAGGGTCACCTGAGAGCGCGGAACATACGAACGAGGGCACGATCTTGCGTACCTTGCTAGGTCCGTAGGGTGCGGGTGCTGACTGGCGTGGACCGTAAGCGTTCATCGGGCGCACCGCTGTAACGCGTAGCCCCCTGTCCTCGCGGTACATCTTCACGAACTCTTCACCGCACGCCTTAGTGAGACAGTAGGTGCCGCGCCCGATCCCTGAGTTCCCGACAGCCGCGAACACTACGGGCAGGTTGTAACGGCTAGCCGCCTCAAAAACGTTAAGGGTGCCGATGATGTTTGTCTCCGCAGCAGGTCGCGGGTTGTCGATAGTCTCAGCCGTGCCCAACACAGCCGCTAGATGGATGATGCCGTCTACATGCGCGGCGAGTTCATGCACGATCGTTTCGTCCCGCACATCACCCAACAGCGTGTTAACGCCACGGGACTTGTGATCTAGAACCAGAGCCTTATGCCCGCGCCTGTGCAACTCATCCTGAATCCACGACCCGATGAATCCGTTACCGCCTGTGATTCCTACGATCACCGCATACCCCTCACGTTTCGTTCCGCTGCTGCCATATCTGTGCGTAGTGTGATGTTGTCGCCGTGGATGACATATTCGTAGTCGATATCGGGGGAGGCGTGGAACCGTGCCCCGTTCCTGGCGGCGTCGATCCAAAACATCCAATCCTCGCAGACCATATCCCGGTACGGTGACCGATCCCATACCCAACGCCTAAAGGGTGAGCCGGAAAAGACTAGGTTGTGTGGGGATTTGAGTATGTCTGCGCGGGTCGCGTGACGCGCTGGCAACCATTGGCCCGACAATTGGATGCCGAACATATAAACGTCAGCGTCCGTCGTGTCTAGGTTGTTGAGCGCGTGCGGGAAAATAACGTCGTCTATGTCCATCTTGCACACCCATTCGGTGCGCAGCCCCGCAATTCCCTCGTTCACTAACACCTGAGGATGGTTAACGAATGTGCCTTGCGCTTGCATGAATACGATGCCGCGAAAGTCCACATCGCCTAACGCTGCGATTGCTGACGGCACATCATCGGTAACGATCAGTACCCGGTCAGGCTGCCGTTCTAGCGCCTGTATTGCGCGTACCCATCGCGGGATGAACGCCCGGTACTTATCTCCATGTGCGACGGCAACAACGCCGATGCTCACAGCGCATCCCACGTTTTACGGTCGATAACGCCTGTCACCTTGAGCCCCTTACTGTCCTGAAACTGTCTGACGGATAGGGCTACTGTTCGACGGTATCTGCCGTCTAGTGGCCCGTCATAGCAGCCGTGTTGCGCTAGCCGCGACTGTGCCCACAGCACAAGCGTTCCCCTGTCGTCTAGGTCTAGGGGATGCCTGTAGTCGGGGCGGTCTTTGGGCGCGATGCTGCCGCTTGTGTGTGTCATTAGTTTGCGTGAACCCTTACGCATATCCGGTATCCTAATGGTGCGAACGTGATAACTGAATGATGCCACCCGCACGGAGGAAACATGACGTATGAAACGCCGGATTGGGTGGAGATCGTCAGGGACGCCGCAATCGTTTTGGGTTTCATTGTCGCGCTGGTTGCCGCGCTGACAGCAGCCGGGAAGTTTTTCATCGTCAAACCCCTTGAGCGTTACATAGATGAGCGCACGCCGCGTAATGGTGGGAAGTCGTTGGGTGACTTGCACACTAAGGTGGATGCGTTAGGGCATAGGATGACGCGGATCGAAAACGAGATCGTGCGTTTGGATGATGAACTTGACGCCCTCTAAAAAGCCGTCGTGGAAACTCCGTCGCCGTGCCGTATTCGGGAGCATGGTTTTCGGTGTCGCGATTATCGTCTATGTGGCGTTGCGGTGGGATGACACAGCACTCGCACAAACGTTAGCGTTAGGCGGGTTTGGTTTGATCGGCGCTGTCGTCGCTGCCTATGTTGGGGGTGCCGCGTATGAGGATGTGAGAAACTATCAGACAGACGCCGCATACCTTTACGGCGAGACAGAGATAGCAGATTACGGCTTGGAGGGCGACGGATATGTGGAGTAGCAAGTGGTGGATGCTCGCGACAGAGCGCGCGGCTAAGACAGCAGCACAGATCGTCCTCACCCTAGGCGCAGGTAACGCTTTTAATCTGTTTACCGCCGACTGGCAATCCATCATCGGGCTTGCTTTGGGTGGCGCTGTCCTGTCCTACGCAACGTCCATCGTGTCTAGTGAGATCACAAAGAGCGACGATCCGACGCTGCTGCCTAAGACCGTCAGGGATGAAGAGTCGTGAGCATTTGGCTTACTGACCTTGCCGACATTCTCACTAAGGCAGGCGTCCCGAACATCCAAGAGGCTTATAACCGTGGCCCTTACGCGGGTAAGTCGTGGAAGCAGGTTGGGTTTAACGGTCAGGGTTACCGCCAGTTCCGTTACATTCTCTGGCATCACGACGCTAGCCCCGCGAATCAGGATTCGCCCGGTGCGCTTGAGTGGATGAAATACATGGAGATTGCCCCGGCTGGCGCTATTTGGGTTTGCTCCGGGTGCAACGGTAAGCACGCGTCAGGCACTTGGCATTTGATCGCCAGCGGCCTCTCAAACCATGCAGGTACGGGCGGTTACGACCCGAAAAAGGGCGGCAACACTTGGAGCGTTCCGAAAGATGGAATGAATGCGGTGAGCCTAGGCATCGAAACCGATCACACTTACGGAGAGAGTTGGAAGGGTCGCAAAAAGCAGGCACAACTTAACAGCCTGCGCAGGGGAACAGCAGCAATCATGCTCGCATACAACCTTGACCCGAAACCCGGACTCCTCCGGCACTTGGATTGGACGAACGGACTGATCGACGGTAACGGCAGGTTCACTACCTACGGTCGCAAAAACGATATCGACGGGCTAGACCTTGCCGACGAACGCCGAACCGTTAAGCGCATCATGGGTGAACTGCGCAAGGGCAACGAGTCACCGAAACTCCGCGCTACCCGCAGGCAACTGGCACGCACACAAGCCGCCGCACAAGAGCGTAAGGCTGCTGGCGAGTCCATCGCCGGATACCCAACCTTCATCCGTAAACTGCGAGACAGGATCACCCGACTCACTAAGGGGTAACCGAATTGCTGTCACTCGCAGACGCACTCAAAGCAGCCAAACCAAACCGGGGTGGCCCATCCTGCCACCTATGCGACATATTCGCTGACCTGCCTAAAGACGACAGGGACGCATTAGACGATGCGTTAAACGACCGTCGAATGGCTGCAACCATGATCGCAAAAGCCCTAACAGATAGCGGCTATGATATCGGAGTAGGCAGCATACGACGCCACAGACGAGGCGAATGCGCAGCCGCACAGAACGTAGGTTGAGCCTCCCGCGAGGTTCCCTACACAGGCGGGGAGCGGGACGCGAGTGCGCCCCTCTCTCAACTCCCCTCCCCGCCACCCCACACAGACACGTTAAAAACGACTTACCGGACACATTAAAAAAAGCACACAACGGCGGCACTATCCTAGAAACATGCAGACCGAAGGAACCCCAATGAGCGACACAGCATCGGTCAAAACAGAGGACCAAATAGAGGCTGCTGTCCTCGCCTACCTCCGCGACGTATACGACGACCCCGCAATCATCACCGGATGGGTAGTCATCGCAGAGTTCGTAGACTCCAAGGGCACACCTGATCTGCACGCGTTCGCCGCAACCGGAATGCCCTACTGGAAAATTAACGGCATGTTGGATGCTGCCCCATCTGAGATCGCCTACTGGTCAGACGACGACGACGAGGACGATGAGTGAAGCAAGAGATTGCGTCGCTCACCCGTGACCTGAACAGGCTCATCCGTGTCGTCGGGGAACTGCGACAAGATGACCTAGACACACTAGAGAATGTGTTAGAACGCGGTTTGGTTCATGTGATGGTGGAACGTCAGTTGCGTGAGCATGTGGGCGTGTCTGCGCTACGTTCGGTGTCCTGAATGACAGGATTGCGCCCGTGGCGATAAAGACGGCGCGTATCCGTTTGATGGAAGAGGCTGCCTGCCGCGAAGCAGAACCGTATATCTTTAATTTCACGGATGGGCCGTTCGTTTTCATGGCGCTGCGTTACTGCGAGCGTTGCCCGGTAGTGCGCGAGTGCGACGAGTTCGTGCGCCCCCGCAAATCTTTTTATGACGGGGTGGCTGCTGGCAAGGCGTGGCGTAACGGTGAGCGTGTAGAACCGGACAGCGATGGGCGTAGAATCCCTACCGCTCGCGGTAAACTAACAGAATGATGAGTCCTCTCGCGGCTTACGCTGTGTCAGTTCACGAACTGTTCCTAGCGTTCCGTGAGGCGGGGTTCACGGAGGCTCAGGCAATTTTTCTGACAGCGCAGAGGATGAACGCAGATGCCCGAAGATAACGTAGGCAGCCATAGGGATGAGTTCATCGAACTAGGTTCGTCTGGTCTGCGCCGATCCGGTGGAACCATTACGGAAGAGTTCCTTGCGAACCTGCAAGGCGTCAAGGGCTTTAAGGTCTACCGTGAGATGCGGGACAACGATCCCGTTATTGGGGCGATGCTGTATGCCATTGACAAGGTGATTACCCGCCTTGAGTGGCATGTAGAGGGCGACGACGAGCGCACCGCTGTGTTCGTGCAAGAGTGCCTAGATGATATGTCGGACTCGTGGGATGCGACGCTACAGAACATCCTTTCGATGCTGGTTTATGGATGGTCGTTCCATGAGATCGTGTATAAGATTCGTGGCGGTCTAACGGATGATCCGCGCACGAACTCCCGGTTTAAGGATCACCGCATTGGCTGGCGTAAGTGGCCCGTAAGGGCGCAGGAAACGCTAC